ATGACATTTAACTTACCATCATCTGTAGATGATCTTGATAATGCCATGTCCATGTATGGACATGATTATTTTCAGACAACCGAAACACCTATAAAAACATATTTTTTACCTCCATATACATATATGACTAATTTAACACGTGATGAATTTAGACAATTTATTGTTCCGGGCGTATTCTATATTTCTCCAAAGAATCATATTCACGAATACCTAAAGATTCAAAATATTGATAACGATTACATTGAATTATTTATAAATCCATTAGAGTTGGGAGGTAGAGCTGTCTGCTTCATATCTGGAAAAAAATGGATAATAGTATCTAGTAATTTATTCAAAGACAATAAAATTATTAATCATTTGGAAGAATATTAATAAGAATAATATAATTCTGGTACGTGTAGTCTCTTATTAAATTCTTTTTTACAATAATTGTACATTTTTTCCATTTTTAAAAGAGCGCCGGCATGTCCTTCATCGTAATTTCCATAACAACATTTTTCTGTAAATATTGCTCTATTATCCAAACATTTTAGAGCATAATCTGCATATTTAACCAACGTGGTTGTTGGTAAATCTTGGGTACATCTTTTGTCCCAAACATTAGCACATATTTTTTTATACTTTTCGTATTGGGCCTTGCATTTAGAATTTTTTTTACACGGATAAGCCATTTTTATTTATTGGAAATTGATTATTATAATATGGTACTATATAACAATTGTACGAATTACTCGAACGACTTACTCGAACGACTTACTCGAACGACTCGAACGACTTACTCGAACGACTTGCTCGAACGACTCGAACGACTTGAACGACTTACTTGAACTACTTACTTGAACTACTTACTTGAACATGGAAATTACGTGCATATCAGTTGTACAAATGATTCATGATTTAGAGGATTGTCTTGCCTCAAGTTCAGAAAAAATCCAAAAAAGACTTGATAGATTTAAATTATTATTGCAGTTATACTATGGTTACACTGATGATCAGATTCAAAAACATGTTAACATATTTTATACAGATAATATTCCTATTGATTACCCACCAGATATCAATAGCATGATAACCTACTGTATGACAAGATCATTACCCCTGCATGATAAAATTTATGATAATTCAAAGAAAGATCTCAATATTGAAATTAGAAAATATATATGTGGAATTCTTACATCAATAATTAATAATGATCAACTGTATAAACAAACATCATGTGCTGCACAATACATTTGGTATAAAATTAAATGCGATACAAGATTAGAAAAACTTGTTGCAAACAAACAAATTCTGTTTGTTCAAAAGGGCAGCATGGCGCAAAGATGTGTACTCATGGACCAATTTTATAATACATCATCCGATGTAAATAAAAAAAAAATAAACACATCATTTGGATGTGGAGGAGATAATGATTGTATTATTATTATAGATCCAAGTTTAAAAAATTATGCTACAATACATGGTATCGTGAAAAAAATAGTTCTTCAAGAAATGTTAAAAAATGTATTGCCATTTATGACATCCCTTCCATTGCCTACATATGGAAATGTATCAAAACTTGAAACAACATTTTCTTCGACCAAACATCCGCATATTATAATAAAACTAATCTTTAATAACTACAATTATATCCATTATAAAAGAAATACAAGTCCTGTTTATGTATCGTATAATGATAGTTTAAATTTTTACGATAATTTACAACGTAAAGTACATTTTACTTTAATAAGATATAAATATGCAATGAAAATTTATAAAAAAATACTTTATGCAGAGCTTTTAGATATTGCAATACCATATAATGACGATGCCAGAGCAGCACATGATTTTTGTCTTTACAGATCTGGAAAATGGATAACAACTATTAATATCTAATAGAATCTTTATTTTGTTGTTTCGTCAATACAAAATATATTTTCATTAGGTATACCTAATGAAAATGTAATGGAGTAATAGAAGATAAAATTGAGATTTCCAAACAGGTCCATCAAAAGACAAAGATAAACAATATGACTGACCTTAAACAAGTATGTTATGAACATATCAAAGACTCCTTCTATTACGGTTTGTTTGGAGACTTTAAATTAGTTATTGATAAGAATACGGGTTGCTTTAATGCAACAAAATTATGTGATCTAACCGGAAAAAATTTTAGGAATTGGGCCAGACTCCAACACTCAAAAGCACTAATTGAATATTATACAAAAAGATGCCGCTCAGATCTGAGCGGCATCTTTTATGAAGTAAAGGCTGCACAATATGGATTGTCAAAAGAAACTACAGGTCAATACATTTGCAAAGAATTATTTCTTGCTCTTGCAATTTGGATTAGTGTCGAGTTCTACGATAAATGCTCAAAGATAGTACTTGATTATCTTATCAAAGAAAATCCAAATATTAAGACCATTGAATATAGTATGTTACAACTTAAGATTGAAAATGAGAAACAAGAAGAACAACTCAAACAGAAACAAGATAAGATTGATGAGCTAATAGAACTTGTAAAATCAGAACGTAAACAAGCTGATAAAGAACGTAAACAAGCCGAGAAAGAACGTAAACAAGCCGAGAAAGAACGTAAACAAGCCGAGAAAGAACGCAAACAAGCTGACAAAGAACGTGAACAAGCTGCTGAACGTCATAACGAACTCCTCATTGAGATTGAAGATCTTCAGGTTAATGTTGAGGATGTACATTCTCGGCTTGATACAGCAACTGATGATAGAGTTCCAAAGACAACTCAGAATAGTATTCAGGAAAGATTCATTCTTCTTAAAAAAAATACTCCTAATGGTGGATATTATACAATAAGAGGTCAAAATGTATATGTTAGACGTAAACTTAAAGTACCATATGATGCGTAGCATCTAAATATATCCTAGAGCTAATATCATCTTAGATCTAACATGCCAGCCTAATCCTCGCAATCTATTTCTAAGATTTAAAGAACTAAATGATGATCGTTTTAGCATTAGAGGCAATAACATAAACACAACAGCCGAAAGGGTACTGATAAATATATTGAAAAGGTTAAATGATGAAAAGAAGAACATTTAAATCGTTTTGATAACGAAGAGCTTTAATAAAAAAATTTATTAAAGCTCAGTAGCAAATGCATTACAATAAATGAAAATAAACTCTGAGAACTTTAAATTATGGAAACTTGACACACCAGAAACAATTACACAAAGAATAGCAAGCGATTACAATACAATTCCAAAATATTTATTTTGGAAAAATGGAAATTTAGAATTTGATACCAATCATATCCCTATAAATCTTGATATTGAAAAAGATGAAAATTTCAAGATTGTTAATATACTGAATGATTTAGAATCGCATGTTATTAAAACTTCCAATATATTTTCCATTTCTGATGTAGAGAGTACATATTTAAATTGGATAATATCATTTCCGGATGATAAATTGGATCTGATATATTGGTATATTATATATTTTGTTGATTACTACAAACTACATCAGGATAAATTAGGAAATATAGATCCAATTACATTTTTAGAGATTGATATAGAGTCATCTGCAGGAAATGGAGGCAGAGAATATGATCTTAATATACCCCAAAAAGCATACCAATCTAAACTTGTAACATATGATATGTACAAAAATGATGTACAAGATAACAAAACAAAAGTAAATGAATTACTTGCACAATTCAAGCAATTCGAAAAAATTAAGGAAACAAAACTTTCAAGTTCTAATTTTGTTATTGAAAAATTAAAAATCATGTTTACCGTAGAATTCGAAAAACATTTATCTCTCATGGCATTGTTGAATATGGGAGATATTAATTCTAAAATTGCAATATCCGATTTAGAATTTAGTGTAATTGTCATTTGTACAAATAATTTTTTTAAAATCAACAACAATTATAAAAATATATTGAAAGGATACGATAGTGAAGTATTTCAAGATAATATTGATAATTTAGTAATAGTCTTGAGATCTGTTGATACTGGAGGGAAAAAAAATAAAAAAACAGAATTTATAAATATCATCTTTAAACCTATAAAAGAAAATGTACGTGATGTAGAATTTACAAAAATACCAATAGAATTTGATCTAAGTATTGGAAAAAAAAATTCGGAAACGATAAATAATTTGCAAATAAAAATAGAAAAATTTATAATGGGAATTTTTTTCCCTGAATCATCCACTGCATATAAAATAATATCTCATAATAATTCAAAAATTAAAGGTTCGTATTATATTTCCGATAAATATATTTTAAGAGAAATTTTTCTAGACATGATCATGAATGATAATTTATTTTCTGCTCTATTGTACGTAGATGAACGATTAAAGGTTACAAAATATCAATATAGTATTCATTGTTATTTTAATACAACAAAAACTGGATTAGTATCATTTAACATTACAAATATCAAGGAGAATAATAAAATTAGCATCCAAATTCGCATATCACACATTGATGATAAGGAACAAATTTCTTTTTTCATTAGTCAGATGAATAATCTTTTTAATATGTATTTTTCACAAGAACAACAGATAGTTTCAATATACAAATCATTTGGTGTTGATATAAAGCCCAATTTCGAAGTACCCAAACAAAACGAAGATTCACAGGACCAACCAATTAAAGTTAAAAAAAATCAAAAACGACAAGGCTTAGCTGAATTGGTTCCAGAGCTATTTCTTCCACTGTATTCGCGTAAATGCGGAAATGTTCCGCGCATTGTATCACAACAAGAGCAAGATAAGTTACCAAAAAAAGTTCAGGTTATGAAATATCCTCTATATAATGAAGGAAATTTAGAACCCAGTGCATATGTTTGTGATAAACATAAATTATTTCCATATCCCGGCCTAAGAGCAAATACGTTGGATAATTCTGATATTTTTAAATATATTCCATGCTGTTATGCTACAGATCAAACATACAGGGTTGGATCTCCATATGGAAATTATTTTTTTAATCAACCAAAATATGGAAAAACAGATCATATTCTGTATAAAACATCGCGTATTATACCAAACTCTGCATTTGGCATATTGCCCATGAATATCAATAATATATTTAACACTAAACGAGATGATACTTCTGTTTTTTATAGATATGGGGCACCATTTTCATCAAATTCTGTTTTATATTGTATAATGAGGGCCTTGGATATTGATACAGATACTATAGCCGATATACGTAATGAACTATTATTGCAATCTACATCAATAGCAAAACAAGAAACATTTGATCTATCCGATAATGATATACATTCATGGATAAAATCTGATGAATATTTAGATCCCAAGGCATTCGTTAAAATATTAGAAGATTTTTTTGACATTACCATTTTCATTTATGAACGAGATATAGATATTAGTAAATATGACGCAAAAATAAATAAAATTATTTTTACAAAGAATGAGTTTATTAAAAATAATAATGGACAATTATCTATACCTTATCATAAAAATAATTATCTTTCAAGACCCCTGAGAAACAAGATATTATTTCTATACTTGCATTTAGGATCGGATATTAATCTTGTTTCTCACCCTCAATGCGAAACAATTATCAAATATGATAAAAAAACTAAAGATATTCAGCAAATATTTGAACCAACTGATATACATGTGATTGATACGATGAAATTAATGTTAGAACTTACCTTTGCTAAAACATTTAAATATTGGAATAACAACAGCTTGGATCTTGTAAATCAGTATCTAGATACCAATGGTCAAGTCTATTGTCTGAAAATAAAACATTTGAATAAACCAATATTTATGTTTTGTGAGCCATTACACCCTTTAAATATAAAAATCGGAATATTGGATGCAAAGCTCTCGCAAAATAATATTAAAATTGCACGTGATTTATATACACGTCTTGGGTTTTCAGAAATATCCGATGAACCAAAATATTTTCATAATAATTATTATATGAAATACGCTAAAGGATCTATTGATAATATTATTTGCTATATCCCGTTAGATATGTATGAATTTCAAACATATGAACGACGTGAAACGTCGTATCTAACAATTTCTGACTATATATATAACATGTCTACTGCATATATATTATTCGAATACGTTATACAAATGCTATCAGGACACGAAATTAAAAAAATAGATAAATGGTTTAATGATCATTGTATTGTAGATAATTCATTAAATTATTTAGAAAAAATAAAGGCAGCTAATATAATTATACCGTACGTTAAAAACTTTGATAGTATATTTAAAAAAAATAAAAAAATATGTTTTCAGACTCAAGAATTGTTAGATAAAATAAAATTTAATTGCAAAATTATTTTAAATCGACAAAACATTCCAAAAACAGATATTATACATTCATATTTCAATACGTCTATTTTTTTTAAAAAAAATATTAATCTAGATGTTGTATATGGTTTAGATACGTTTAATTTTAATTACATAGAACAATTTGAACCAGGAAAAGTTTTGTATAACATCTTGGAATATTTCCAGAATTCCAAAATTTTTACAAATAAATTAATTAATAATGGAAAATTTTATATAGCGCGATGTTTCACATCTCTAAATGATGCAATAAAATTTCAACAACATGATAATGTTGATCATGTTGTATATATTTGGGAAAATAACAATTTTTCATATTATAATGTTGAATTGAATGTGCATTTAATAATTTTTCCTATTAATTCAGGAACATTATATTTGACATTAAATAATTTTATAATTTAATAAATGTTTACCGATTACGAATTTGATCCTGAAATACCTGCCAAAAGATCGCCAAAACGCAAATCCCCTAAACGCAAATCTCCAAAGAAATCACCCAAAAAATCATCACCTAAACGCAAATCTCCAAAGAAATCACCCAAAAAATCATCACCTAAACGCAAATCTCCAAAGAAATCTTCACCCAAACGCAAATCTCCAAAGAAATCTTCACCCAAACGCAAATCTCCAAAGAAATCTTCACCCAAACGCAAATCGCCCAAAAGATCATCATCCAAACGCAAATCGCCCAAAAGATCATCACCCAAACGCAAATCGCCCAAAAGATCATCACCTAAACGCAAATCGCCCAAAAAATCATCGCCCAAAAGATCATCACCTAAACGCAAGTCTCCAAAGAAATCATCGCCTAAACGCAAATCGCCCAAAAGATCATCACCCAAACGCAAATCTCCAAAAAAATCATCACCTAAACGCAAATCGCCCAAACGCAAATCACCCAAACGCAAATCTCCAAAGAAATCGTCGCACAAAAGATCATCTCCTAAAAGATCATCTCCTAAAAGATCATCTCCTAAAAGATCATCGCCCAAAAAATCATCGCCTAAAAGATCATCGCCTAAAAGATCATCGCCTAAAAGATCATCGCCTAAAAGATCATCGCCTAAAAGATCATCGCCTAAAAGATCATCGCCTAAAAGATCATCGCCTAAAAAATCATCGCCTAAAAGATCATCGCCTAAAAAATCATCGCCCAAAAGATCATCGCCTAAAAAATCATCGCCCAAACGCAAATCGCCTAAAAAATCATCACCAAAGAAATCACCAAAGAAATCATCTAAAAATTCGTCTACAAACTCGTCTACAAACTCGTCTACAAACTCATCTCCTAAACGCAAATCACCCAAAAAATCATCTCCTAAACGCAAATCACCCAAAAAATCATCTCCTAAACGCAAATCGCCCAAAAAATCATCATCATCCAAAAAAGGATGTAGTCTAAGCTGCATAGATGCTGTTGCTGATGCTGTTGCAAAAAAATGTAAACAATAAATTTTAAAAATCTCAAGATTTTTAAAATTTAATTAGGAGGTGGTTTGGCTGATTTTAACTGTTTAGTAATTTCTACTTGTGCTTGTTTAAAGCCTTTATCGATTAAAAATTGCTCCTGTTCCTTTGTCAAATCTTCAATGGTTGCTCCTTTATATTGTGATTGAATATCTTGTTTTAGTTTTTCATAGATATCAAATTCGGCTGATATTTTTCTAAATTCGTCAACTGATATGGAATCATTTTCTACTGCCTGAACTATTTTATCGCTTATTATTGCTAGATGTGTTTTTGCCAGTAGTTCTAATTTGGTATGTTTTTCTATCTTTTTTGCTATTGTACGTGAGCCAGCTCGCAATAATGCAGATATTCCAGTCATTCCAAGACAAACTGGACCACCAACAACTGCAGCAGGTGGAAATGCAATTGATGTTGTTGCTAATCCAACCTCTGTTGTTATAAATCCTACCTCTAAACTAAAAACAAATTTATCCAATGCGATATAGCGTTTTTTATATCTTTCTCTTTCCTCTGTTTCCTTTTGCAAACGATGTTGAAGATTTTGTATATATGTAGATTTTGTATTGGTTATAGTTGGGGGTGGAGCCGTTGGATCTGGTGCCATGTATCTTGGGGGTGGGGACTCTGAATTACCTAGAGATAGGTACGGATGCCTATCCTGTAGATCCATTATTCGAGAGATGGTCTTGTTTGGTTTATATGGTTTGAATGATTTAGAGGAATCGTCAGTCATTTATTTAAGAGTCGAAATGCAGAAATTTTTGAGTCTGAAATAAGATTCCATGTGCAATTGCATTGTAATTGCCATGCATCATATTTAGATGCGACGTTCCACTGCGACGTTCCACTGCGACGCTATGCTACGCCTTTGCATTAGAGGCTTTGCCTCCGCAGCGCAGCTGCGGTATTATGCTATAGATATTTATGAGCCGATAAAGAATTAAATTGAAGAGTAAGATTTATAAATAAATAAACTTACCCATCAAAATGGATTCCTTTGATTTCGATTCAGAGAAAAATATTGAAACAACCAAGACTCCGTCAATCAAGTCAATCTCCAGTGGAATAAAAGACCCAGCGGGAAAAACCATCGGAGCAGGACTATGGATAGCACACGAAAATGCAGATCTCTGCAAATGGAAGAAAAGCTGCAAAAAAACCTGTAAACCAGAATGCACCAACCATTTCATCAATTGCATTCCGCACAACATTGATACCAAACGACAAACAGACACCGGTGAAGATATCATCATCCATGGATCCGCAATAATCAATCCACGAATGCTAATTCTTCAAAGATCGCTATTATTAAAAATCATCAACAAAACTGGAAGGATAATTAGAGCATGGCGAGCGAGAGAAAGCAAAATGGGAGAAAACGGAGAAAAAGACAAATATGCCTGTGTAAGAAAATATCTAGTATTATTTGTAGATAAGGACAACAATCCTCTACATGAGATTCCATTGCAATTAACAGCAAAAGGATGCTTCCAATTTGATTTTGATCAACAACTAAATGGCGGAAAGGGAGAGTCGGGATATGTTCCCGGATTCAGATCAACCATGGTAAGATCATACAACGAAAGTCAAAGAAAAAGCTCGAACACAATGACAGAATCATGGCATGCAATGTGCGTGTTTGCACCAACATTCTCTAGTCAACTAAGAGGAAAGGAACAACAAATGAGGGCCTGCATAACAACAGGATTTGAAAAACCAACGCGAGACAATTGGACCACGCTATGTATAGGAAAGAGAACAGAGCCTGCCAACACATACTGGCAGAAACTACCCCCAACATGGACCGACTCACAGGGAGCAGAAAGGCCCCTCACATATCCCCAACATGTATTCGAACTCTATAATGAAACACGAGATAACTGCGAACGTCGCGGCTGGTGGAGAAAAAACGAGGTCACAGGCACATCCCAATCCCCACCAAACATCCAAATGGACGAGGAAATAGGCCTAGATCAATATGAAACATAATCCCCGACAAATAACAAAATAACAATATACTACAATAACAACGATAACGATAACATAAAATATAAAATATAAAATATAAAATATAAAATATAAAATATAAAATATAAAATACAAAAAAAATACAATAAAATACAATAAGAATTTTAAAAAAGCTTGCTTTTTTAAAATTAATTCCAAAATTGATATTTCAACAAACGGATGCAGCATTATCCCGCATCAACATGAATTCCACTGAGAACAGCTCAGCGCAGCAGTTAGACGTCGCAGTGGAACGTAGCAGTGATATCCGGACGGATACGTCGAGCACACAGATGCACCAAGTGATATGTCACAACTGTAATAAGAGATCCAAAGACCTTGAGATAACCATAGCCATCGGTCCATCGACATTCTACTCGCACAACATCTGCAAGGAATGTGTGGCAAATGCAATGAACTTTATGACATTTGATATCAAACATCAATGCACATCGGAAATAATCAAATGCACCAAGTGTTCTGTTGAAATATGCAACAATTGCAAAGTATTCGTGAAGGTGGGATCAGCCAATCTCCATTATTCCAATGATAAGATATGCAGAGCATGTGCAAAATTGATTCCCCAAAACATATTATAATACAACCATCCAATATGATGAAAGCATCCAAAATGTCACCAATGCACGAAGTTCCTCTGTCAAAATGTACCCTCAGCGATAATGAACTCAGCGATAATGAACTCAGCGATAATGAACTCAGCGATAGTGAATCCAGCGATAGTGAATCCAGCGATAGTGAATCCAGCGATAGTGAATCCAGCGATAGTGAATCCAGCGATAGTGAATCCAGCGATAGCGATAGTGAATCCAGCGATAGTGAATCCAGCGATAGTGAATCCAGCGATAGTGAATCCAGCGATAATGAATCCAGCGATAATGAATCCAGCGACAGTGAATCCAGAGATAATGAACTCTGCAACTGTGATCACAACGCAGACGGTTGTCGTCGTTGTTTTATTGGACATATCAACCTCCACATAGATATATCCAATGCACTCAATTGGGTGTTCGTCAACATATCCGACACTGATACTGACACCGATACCAACATCGGCATCGACACCGACACCGATATCGACCACTCAGTATGGACCGACTATGACTCGGAGGGAAACTCCATAAAATCATCCGACTCAGAATAATCAAAACAAAAAGCATATCGCAGCGTAGCAGTGAAACGTCCCAGTGAAACGCAGAAACAAACAAAGTAACCAAAAAAAACATTAGAAAAATTTACCGTCAGTACAAAATATATGAAACATTTTCATTAGGTATACCTAATGAAAATATGATGCAAAGCATCTAAAAATATACAATGGACCAATAAAAGATAAAATTGATATTCCTATTCAAATATTTAAAAACATCATCACAACTAAATATGGCGCTTTCAGAATTCACGAAGATGTTAAACGAAGAGATACGTAAACTATGTGTTAAGATACATAACGATCATCCCGATATTAGCATGGATGATATGATAAATATATGGTGCGAACAGCAGGGAATCGACAAAAGTACATTCAAACTTCCCAACAAATCCATTATTCAAAGAACTGGATGCCAATATATAATCTCCAGAGGACAAAACTCCGGAAAACAATGCAATCAAAAAACATCCAATTCCAATTATTGCTCAAAGCATAACACCAAGAAGGACCCTGAGGCCGAAGAGGAGGAGGACCCTGAGGCCGAAGAGGAGGAGGACTCTGAGGCTGAGGAGGAGGCCGAAGAGGAGGAGGACCCTGAGGCCGAGGAGGAGGCCGAAGAGGAGGACCCTGAGGCCGAGGAGGCCGAAGAAGACGATGAGGCAGAGGAGGAGCCCGCAAAGAAAACATGTAATCATAGATTCAACAAAGGCCCAAGAGCGGGAGATAGGTGCGAACAAAAACCACAATCAGGACAGGAATTCTGCACCAAACATAACAAAAAAACATTGACAACATCTCCCCCGTCAACACCCAAGGCGTCAGCATCTAAGGCGTCAGCATCCAAGGCGTCAGCATCCAAGGCGTCAACATCTAAGGCGTCAGCATCCAAGGCGTCAACATGCGAATACGTTTGGACAAGAGGAGAGAAAAAGGGAACAAGATGCGAAAGCATTCCCAAACAAGGAACCCTATGCAGCAAACACAAACCAAAAGCATAATCCGCTATATATCATTAGTAAAACGTCAATGTTAAAATATAAAAAAATATAAAAAATAAAAAAATAAATAGTTTAATTTTAAATTCCTTAGGAATTTAAAATTAATTAATTTTCAGATTCATCACAGTCAAGATTATATCCGTATTTTGTTTTCAAGTATTTAGGATTATTTTTTTTGTAATCGTTCCACATTGAACCCAATTTTGATGTTATCATTTTAGTTGGAAGGTCAGGATATTTAAGCTTTAAAGAAGGACGCTCATCTGCACAAAACTGCAAATATGCAGATATTTTAACTGGTTTATTTTTTTTGTTAAATTCTTTGGTGGTGGTATATCGTCGTTTATCCTCCAATGCCATATCATTATATTTTTGTCTTTCATCAGATGATAACATTGCCCATTTCTCTCCAAGCATGATCATTATTTGATTTGGTTTTATATTGGGATTTTCTATCAATATTTTAGGTCTCATTTCTTGACAAAAAAATAAATAGCTAGACTTATTTCTTTTCAAATCATTTGATTTTGATTTAATTCCCAAAGTGGTAGATATTTTTTTTTGAAAATCCTGATCCTCCCAATATGTTTTGGCATCTGGAATCTCTGAAATAACGAGTTTATTCAAAGCGTCCAATATATCCTGCTTACTTCTCATGTTATTTACTTGATTGATAAAAAACTTGGCAGATATTTGATTACCGTATTTACCTCTCATGTAAACAATGTAACAAAAATGCCTCTTCATATTGCATATCTATGTCATAAAGGTGTACGCATAACAAAAGACTATACAAATGAAGGAAAAAATCATGCGGAGGCTCGATGTATAGCAAATGAAACTAAATGTATTTCCAAATATCGTATCTATCAATTGGAACTAGTAGTAACGAGAACACATGGTGAAAATTATCAAGAATCTAAACCATGCATGCACTGTATTCATATAATCAAGAGAACATGCAAAATTAAAAAAATAACTTATTCGACAGTCGCTGGACTTGTAAGTGAATCAGTATTGTATATAGACACATCCCATGTATCTTTAGGAAATAGAAAGGGAAAACGAATTTGAATAATCCCAACATATTGCTAGCAAAGCACAGCATAGCAGTGAAACATCGTGAACGTCAACAATGCCAACACCAATTAAAAAAATCCATTTCACTCAAAACCATGACCTTGCGTATAAAGTAAATCTCTATATACAACGCGGAGATTGGATAGCAAAGAGAATCATGGGCGAGGAGAATGAAGATCATATGCAAATTATATTGGAAAACAAATGGATTGAATTTGACACATCATTAGTATTATTTCAAGCCTCGGATCCTCAAGAAAATCTAGCTATATATATTGCATTGAAATGTCAGTACGAAATGATAGATCACGTTGATTCAGATGGTATGAAGGATATTGAACAAGAATTTTTATCACTACTGTACCAAGATCAACCAGAAACATCGGATCTATTCGAAATGATAGAAGATTTTACCCTCATAATGAACTGTTATCCTCTAGTAGATGAAGAACAACAAGTTTGGAATGGGGATGAAAATTGAAAAATATTACTCAATTGCCATTACTAATGCGCAAACATAATGGCGAACGTAATCAATGTAAAAGCAGCATGTCTGTGGAGAATGGGAGGATATCACAATCTACAGGACTGGCTGAATGCAGACGCCAAACACGTATACATTGGAAGAGATATGACAAAATATGTTCCCGGTGCCCATAGATCCAAATGGGCCAATCCATTCCCGTTATCCCAATACACCAGAGATACATGTCTACAAATGTACGAAGAGCATGTACGCCATTCATATAAATTGTGGAATGACCTTCCGGAGCTGGAGGGCTGTGTGCTGGGATGCTGGTGTGCACCAGCATCATGTCATGGACATGTACTGCAAAAACTTATCTCTGAGCGCAGAGCAGCGCTGCAGTGAAACGTAACAAATAAAATTAAAAAAATAGCGAAGCAGTGAAACGTAACAAATAAAAATAAAAAACAATAATAAAAATTTATTTTTTTTTTTAGGTATATGGAGTGCTTGCTCATCAAGATGCAGAGCATCGATGCAAAGCATCCCCTCCACGTTGGTGCACTCTGGATATTAAACCAAGAATGAGCAAAGCGTAGCAGTGAACGTCGCAGTTTCGATAACCTAACAAGTTATCGAAATTGAAAGATATAAAAATCTAAAATTTAAGTTTACCCGCAAAGATGGCGTGTGCACGCAACGTCGCAGTGAATCGTCGACCAGATTTCTCCCAGGAGATCCAGAGACTGAGGTCATTTGGAACCTGGCCAAATACCGCACCAATATCAAAAGAAAAACTTGCAAAAGCTGGATTTTATTATCTTGGAAATGAATTAGAAACATCATGCTTTAGTTGCAAAATCGAAATTTCAGATTGGACATTTGGAGATGATGCAGCAAGAAGACACCGTGAAAAAAATCCCGAATGCCAATTCTTTATTCAACAGGCATTGGCAAACAGAATGAAACAACTAGAGGAACGTCTGTCATCCTTCGCAAATTGGCCCAAACCAAATATTAACACACAGAGACTTGCAAATGCCGGTTTTTATTATACCGGAGAAGGAGATAAAACAAGATGCGCATGGTGTAAGGGAACAATCGAAAATTGGAGTGAAACGGATATTCCATTTGAGGAACATGGAATCTGTTTCCCATGCTGTTCCTTTATCCTGAACCCACCAGCATATGCATATGATGCACAAGATGAACGAACACACGAAATGAACGAAATCAATGAAATCAATGAAATCAATGTAAATAATGAAATCGCAAACAATACCAACGAAATTATAGAATTTGATGAGACTATGCCTGCATCAAATAATATCATGAAACACATTGATCAAATGATCATGAAGCATGTTGGTCCCAGATATACAGATCTCGTATCTTTGGATGTTAGGCTAAAAACATTTTCAACATGGCCAGATACAATTGGAGTCAAGCCACTAGATCTTGCAATGGCTGGATTTGTATATCTCGGAGAATCCGATAATACCCTATGCTTTCATTGTGGTATTAAACTACAAAATTGGGAGGTGGATGATGATCCGTGGAAGGAGCATGAGCGCTGGAATCCCGCATGCTATTTTAACATTCTTAATAAACAGAAAACATCACATGACAATACAGATCAAGAGAAGATGCAAAGCATCGATGCAGGGCATCTAAATTTGTGTCTAGTCTGCCTGTCCAACGAGAGAGAGATTGTATATTTTCCATGTGGACATGTTGCGACATGCTCATCATGCACACCATGCATAATAAATTGTGTGATATGTCGCAAAAGAATAACCAATACAATGAGAATCTTCATGTCATAAATCAAAGCAGAGCAGTGAAACGTAGCAGTGAACAACCAATCAAATCAGATGCTTTGCATCGATGCTTTGCATCATATTAAGCAGTGAATGTCGAAAATAAAAATTAAAAATTAAAAAAAATAAAAATATATGATGCAAAGCATCTAGGTATATGGAGTGCTATGCTCATCACCTCCACGTTGGTGCACTCTGGATTTAAAACCAAGAATGAGCAACGTTATAAAAAATTTACCGTCGCAGTTTCGATAACCTAACAGTTATCGAAATTGATTCTTAACTTTATACTTTGATTGTTAGTTACATTCGATGAATGTGATTACACGTTATCGCAAGCTTCACTTGAAGACGCCATGGATCTAAAGGAATCAATAGATGTGTTCTTTAGTCCTGTGATATCAAAGCTAATCATATATGCAATTATTAAAAAAACAAAAAAGAAATCCCAACTGTTGGATATTGTTATAACAATGTGTACTTCCAACATATTGAATATTATTTATCGTTATCTAAAGATCAGATATCTGCGTACCGTAATATCAAATTCTCCAATAAATATGTTCGCTAAACTTGGTATTAAAAAAAATATGATAGACGGAGACAAGCATTACACCTATTTCAAAGGAAATATCATATCAACACAAATGATATTTTGTGGTGACAAATCTGTATTAGAACAAATGACGTCTGCTGATAGCAAATCCAAATCATACGAATATAAATTCTCCACATGGACGAGAAATGAAAATTATTGGTCTGATTTTCTTAAAAATTGCACCGAAACAGGTAACGATAAGATCAAGTTGTATAGCCAACATGGGTATAATCTCATTCCCAAAAAAACATTACCAAAAATTAACCCGCATATCGTTGTTCTAGATGAAAATGTTATGCAAGATTTACTTGACGATGTTAAAGAATTTACAAAATCGAAGGAATGGTATGCCAAGAATGGAATACCCCATAGAAGAGGATATATGCTATATGGACCCCCTGGAACTGGAAAAACATCCACAGTTTATGCTGTTGCATCGTACATGAACATGGGAATAGCACCAATAACACTGAATGATAAATCAACAACAGATCAAATGATATATTTGTTTGAACACATACCAAAAAATACTATTGTTGTAATAGAGGACATTGATGCAACAGCAATGTCACAATCCAGAGATTCCGATAAAACAAATATCAATCTATCTATATTGCTAAATCTCATTGACGGATTTGCAGCAAACGATCATATCTTGTTTATGACAACTAATCATATTGAAAACTTGGACCCTGCATTAATCAGACCAGGAAGAATAGATAGAAAAATCTATTTGGGACCATGTTCCGATATGATGATTGGAAAACTTGTTAAAAAATTTTACCCAGATATTGATTCGATGCTGATTGAAGAATTTGTAAAGGCGTGTAATGGCATAATATACACTCCAGCAACAATTCAACAACATCTATTATTATTTAAAAACAATCCAAATGATGCACTTGCACATTTCCAAAAGTTGCAGACTGATAACCAAAAGCAACAATGAACGTAAGAACGTAACAATGAACGTAACAATGAACGTAACAATGAACGTAACAATGAACGTAACAATGAAAATATGATGCAACGCATCTAAAAATATTATGCAAAGCGTAGCGTTATTCACATGAAAAAAAAATTTACAAAAAAATTAAAAACTTTTAAAATTAAAATTTTAAAAGTTGATTGGTGTGGTTTAAAATCTTGTTTTAATTACAAACAAACAAAATGGGTATTAAGAATTTATTAAAATTTATTAAAACAAAATACCAAGATTCATGTGTAACTATTCCTATATCTGATTTAGAGTATACAAAAATAGCAATTGATACATCCATTTACATGTTTAAATATAAATGTATGAATGCATGTAATATACAATCAAGCTCATGGAATCCAGATAAATGGTTATGGTCATTTTTATACATGATACATTTTTTAAGAAAAAATAATATTCATCCAGTTTTTATATTAGACGGTACGAGTCCTATCGAAAAACAGAATACACGTATAGCTAGGAAACAAACCCAACAACGAATTATAGAAAAAACTCATCAAATGGAACAAGAAATAGAAACATATAATGCAAAGCAAAACGTAGCAATGGGACGTAGCGGTGAATTTAATTTTGATAATCAGAACCTTCAAGGTGTTGAAAATGATTATTTAAAAAAAGAATGGTCTAAAATGTCTAAACGTCATAATTTGGGTGAATTTGATATTAAAGAAATGGAAAATATCGTTGCCTCAAGACATAGATATGATATAACCGTAGATGCAAAGGATTACGAAAAATTATGCATTTTATTAGAAATTTCCAATGTTCCGTTTATAAAGGCTCCTGGGGAGGCAGAAGCACTATGTGCATATCTTGCAATCTCAAATATTGTATCTGGGGTCATGACATTGGACTCGGACATATTGGTATACTGGGCCTGTTCCAGCACATTATCCGAGTCATGCAAAATGATCTATAATATTAATTTTTCAGATACCACTGTTACGTATTGTGATATAAAAATTCTATTGGAAAAAATGGAACTATCATCAAGATCATTTGTGGATATGTGTATAATATGTGGAACCGATTATAATGCAAATATTCCAGGTATAGGTCCATGTACTGCATTAAAGTTATTCAAAAAATCCGGAAATTTTAGATGCTTTGCGCCCACAGGGCGCATTGCATCATATGTAACACAGATTGAAAATTATGAAAAAATTTTTTCAATATTCGAATCGTTTGGTAATTTAGACACGAATAGCGAAGCAGTGAAACGTCTAAAAATTAATATTAAATTTTGTGGCAAACCGTACTTTGATTTGTTAAAATTTTATTTTGAAAAATTAAATATCACAATCCCATTTGATTACATGGAAAAAGATTTTTAAAAAAAAAATAAATTTTTAGGTATGATGCTATATTTCACTGCATCTTACAATATAATAAATAATGTATGAATCCTGTAGTGCATCTAAATGTAGCAGTCAAACGTCGCAGTCAAACGTCGCAGCGAAACATAGTGAAACGTTAATTAAATGTACTCGTTGCGGAACATGTGATTGCAAACAATATAATACATGTTTTACGTGCAAAAAACCTTTTTGCATCTATTGTTGTAAAGAATTTAATAAGGAAGTATCAAGCAAACTATGGCCAAGATGCCCATGTAGCAAAGAATGTAATGATAATTATGAAAAAATGATAACCCGCACGCCATTCCAAAAATGCAATTTCAGCCCCTACGGGGGCTGGCTGAAATACTGAAAAAATCACTATCACGGGAAAAAATTTTTAAAATGAATATTGAAAAGTGAACACTATATAGAAACCCGATATAATAATAACAATGTGTGACGCCTGTTTTAAACAATTTACGACAATTAAATGCAATTGTTGCGGATCGAATTTTTGCAGAACATGTGATTACATACAATATAATACATGCTTTACGTGCAAAAAGGTTTTTTGTATTGATTGCTCCAAAGAGTTTGATATAGAAGATGATTATGCACAAGGAGAACGATCCGAATTATCGAGAAGACTATTTCCAAGATATTCATGTAGCAAAGAATGTAATGATCATTATGCAAAAATTAAAAAATCATGTTCTTCCATTAATACAAAATCAAGAAAGGAGATATCCATAGAGATTGGAAAAATAATAAATTCGATGAGTAAATTATAAAGCGTAGCGTAGCAGTGGAACGTCCAACAACTTATTAGGATCCTATATACGTCACATCATATGTTTTAAAAGAAGTTCTTCTTTTAAAACTGATTTTAAAATATTTTTATCAGAGCTATCAATCTTGATAAAATGGAATTGGCATATGAAATAAAATCTCTCAAGTTCGGTATTCTATCGGAAGAGGAGATATTACATCAATCTGCATTTGAGGTGACAACTGCAAAAATAGTAGGATCTAATCTATACGGAACAGTACACGATCCTAGATCTGGTCCGATAGGCTCTACGAAATGCGAAACCTGCAAACAAACAGAATGGGAATGCCCAGGACATTTTGGACATATAAAACTAAATATACCAATATTACATCCATTATTTTTAAATCATATAACATTGTTATTGAATATTTTTTGTAAAAATTGTTATAGACTTTTATTATCCGATACACATTTGGAACTTTTGAAAATTAACAAATTATACAAAGGAGCAAAATTGGCAGCTATTTCAGAAAAAGTTAAAAAATATGAACAATGTACTCATTGCAAATATCCAAAAATGGATTACAAATTAATTCTCAAAGAACCAAAACATATTATAAGAATAGAAAAAGATCCTTTATGTTCATCAAAAGCAAAGGCGATTAAAAATGCAAATATAGAAATACTACATGTTCAAGAAATTAAGGAATTATTCATGAATTTATATCTACCAGACATATTAAAATTAAATATTGCCCATCCAAAAAATTATTGTTTAACAGTTTTTCCAGTTATTCCAACGTGTTGTAGACCATATGAAATAGTTGATGATTTTATAAGTGATGATGATCTAACATATCAATTGTTAGAAATTGTTAAAAATAATAACATGATAGCATCTAAAACTAATATGGCAGAAAAATATATTAATAATTTACAATTTCGTATAGAAACATATTTTAGCAATGCCAAGGGCAAGGCAACTCACTCTACAAATGGAAGAATTATAAAAGGTGTGCGCGAACGACTTGTTAGAAAAGAAGGAAGAATACGAAATAATTTACTTGGAAAACGAGTAGAAATGTCAGCAAGAACAGTAGCAGGCCCCGATCCATATCTTGGAATAGATGAAGCTGGAATACCAAAACATATAGCACAAATACTTACAGTTCCCATTATTTGCAATAATTGGAATAAAACATATTTAGAAAAATTAATCAATACTCCAAATGCTGTGCTGCGTCTAGAGCGCTACGATGAAGAAAATAAAAAACTATCTAAATTTAACGTTAATGCTCTAATGTGGAGCAATGGTACAATTTTAAAACACGATGATGTTATATATTTAAAAAATGGTGAACAACACATTGTACATAATACCATACCATTATCCACAATACCATTATTAACTAATGCAAAAAAAATAATTCGGAATGATGAAGAAATTCCAATAGTTGTTCCAATTAAAAAAAATATTTCTTTGCAGTGTGGAGATGTGGTACATAGATTTTTACAAGACAATGATATAGTATTGTTAAATAGGCAACCAACATTACACAAAGGATCAATGATGGCATTTAGAGCCAAAATAAGAAATCATAAAACTATAACAGTGAATTTAGCATGCACAAAATCATTTAATGCAGATTTTGATGGAGATGAATTTAATGCTCATGTTCCACAATCATTAGAGTCGCGAACAGAGCTTAGCCAATTGGCTATGGTAAGTAATTATATGATATCTGCACAAACTGGAAAATGCAATATAACAATTGTACAAGATGCATTAACAGGATTACATTTAATGACATTAAATAGAAATATGATCATATCACCCTCTGCTTACTGTGATATCATCATGCATCTTCAAAATATTGATTATTCTCGTGTTGAATATGATTCTTTGAATCGATGCAAAGCATCTAAAAAAAAAATAACCACAATGGATGTTTTATATTTAATTTTTCCAAAAAATTTTAACTATTATTCCAAATCTATTGTATTCAAAAATGGATACTGCGTCTCTGGTGTATTTAATAAAAATAATCTTGGAAATATAATTTCAATCATACATAAAGAATATTCTTTAGAATTATGCATTACATTTGTTAATAATATACAAATAATTTCTAACAGATGGTTATTAATACGTTCTTTTTCTATAAATATAGCTGATTGTGAAACATATGATGCGGAGCATCTAAAAAACACAACAACCACTCATATATCAAAATGTTTATTAGAAGCAGAGCGTATATCACAAACACTCATATCTCCAAATCTTGTAGAATGTAGAATTCTTAATATTTTATCTGGAGCCAGAGATGTTGGTATGAAAATAGCAAAAGATAATTTAAGAAAATCTAATAATTTTTTAGTTACCATAAATAGTGGAAGTAAGGGAGATTTTTTTAATTTATGCCAAATACTTAGTTCTTTGGGACAACAAAGTGCACAGGGGAAAAGAATTACACCTGTGTTAAATAATGGCACAAGAACACTTGTCCATTATAAAGAAAAATTAGATCTTGTAGAGGAATACGAATCGCGGGGATTTATCAGTTCATCCTTTGCTCAAGGACTAAACCCCAAAGAATTTATATTTCATTGTATATCGGGAAGAACAGGAGTTATTGACACTGCATTATCAACAGCACAAAGTGGTTATAATATGAGAAGAATGATTAAAATAATGGAAGATTTAAAAATAAATTATGATTATACTGTTACAGATATTAATGGAAAAATTTATCAATTCTCATATGGAAATTTAGGATACGATCCATGTAAATTAGTACAAACTGCATATGGACAAGATATTTGTGATGTGTCACGTATTGCAGATAAATTAAATATCCTAGCAGAACTATTGCATAATAATCAGTAGGGTGATAGCGCAGTGAAACGTCGCAGTAAACCGTTGTTAAATATATGATGCAAAGCATCTAGAAATATATATATATTTGTGACGTGACAACGTCACAAATATCCTAGCGAAGCAGTGAAACGTCTCATAACGACATTTCACTGTGACGGTAAATTTTTCACTGCGACGTTTAAAATTGCTGCGCTACGCTGCACTATTGCATAATACTAAGGGTGATAAGGCCAGTTAAATAAAATTTTTTTAATAAAATGGACGAACTTGATCTGAATTTACACAATAGGTATTATGAGAGTGAAACATCACAACAAAGCACTAATGCAATCTCGTTAGATATTTTAGATATCGATTCTAAAATAAGAACTTTTTTTAGTAATGAAAAAAATAACATTTGTGATATTGAGAATAATATCATCTATTTATCAAATATCGCAAAAGTTGGAAATTTGCGATCTAAAATGATACATGATATTAATTGTGATATAAAAAATTTAAAAAAAAGACTAGATGATATTACTAAATATAGTTTTTATGATATTTATTCGTGTAGTATTATTAAATTGTATATAAAATCCATAACAACACCTATGGAAAATTATGTTTTGAATAAAGAACTTGAAACGATACGGCTTCAGTATATATATTTATTACATTTTTTTGGATTCATGTCGTTTGTAGGAGATGATAAATTATTAGATAGAAGGAGACAAAAAAATGATATATATTGTGATTTATGCAACCAATCACAATTTATTAAAAATGACGATGTGTATATATGTAAACAATGTTGTAAAGAAATTACAAATGTGTTCAAGAGTAGTTCCTCTGATCACAAATTTGTAATTCAAACGAAATATATTTATGATAGAAAAATGCATTTTAAGGATTGTATTAATCAGTATCAAGGAAAGCAGAATACATATATTGATCCAAAAATTTATACTGCATTACAAGAACAACTGATTAATCATAGAATAATTTCGAAAAATGAAACTGATTTGAGCAATGTATCTCGCTCTCATATTCTATATTTTTTGAAGGAATTAGGATTTACTAAACATTATGAAGATGTTATATTAATACATCATGTATTAACTGGAATACAACCTGATAATATAGAATCTCTTGAAAGCAAATTATTACGAGATTTCGATCTATTGATAGAACAATACGATGTTCTATTTAAAGATATTGATAGAAAAAATTTTATCAATACACAATATGTACTGTTTCAATTGTTAAGAAAATATAATTATCCGTGTAACAAATCAGATTTTAATATTTTAAAAACATCGGACAAAAAAACATGCCACGATGAAATATGCAAAACATTGTTTAACGTTTTGGGATGGAGATATACATTCACGTGAAGATGCGGAGCATCGATGCTCCGCATCTTAATTTTTAAAAAATTAATTGATTTATATATCTTCTCATTTTTTGATAGCATAGCAGTTAAAATGGATAAAGCACTTGAAACTATGAAAAAAATTTTTAAAAAACGAGGACTTGAAATTGGATCAATAGATGACAAGATCATTCCAAAGAAATTTATACCGCTTATAGTAATGGTATCAACCCTGCAACCAGGGCCAGATCCAAAGAGAATTATTGTTATAGTATCTCATTCATCAAAGGATGCCCTGCTAAAAGATTATATTAAATACATTTTAGATGATGCTACGATACATACAATTCTCATATGTAATTATGATATTCCAACAACATTGAAAAAAATGGAATTATTATCTAATTTTACAGTGGAGATATTTTCTGTAAAAGAATTACAGATAGATATTCTCGAACATGCACTACAACCTATTTTTACAAAGATATCAGAGTCCATATCACCAAAGATTAAATTGCCAATCATGTTACGAACGGATCCTGTTTCCAGATATCTTGGATGTGTGCCAGGAGATATAATTTCCATAACATCGCGAGAATCCAACATGCAAAACGATGCATTTGGAACAAGCCTCAGAAGAGTAAAATGAATAAATTTGATGCAACGCATCTAAAAATCTATTAAATGTATCTTCAAAATGGATACACTATTCGCATCTATGGGATTGGTGGAATGCTTTGAATGCGAAATACTGACAACAGAGTTCTGTGCCTATTGTTCTCTTTGTAATGATTGTTGTGGAAGAGTAATAGCATGTGATGACTGTGAGATGCTTGCCTGTATTGATTGTATTGAAATACAATCGATACAATGCATGTGTGATCCAAAGTGCAAAAAAATATTATGTGAATATTGTTGTCATTATCCAGCAGATGAGCCTCTATCATTAGACTGCATTTATAACAAATTACGTCAAAATGCAACACCACAAGATCTCGTAAATGTTCACATTTGCAATATTCACCAAACACATAATGCAACATGTCCTATATGCTTTGCAAATTTATGTAAAAAAAATTCAGTTATATGGATGTATGTATTGGAGATAAGAGATGTAGAAATTAAACATTCATTATGTAATCACGAATTGTTACAAAAATTTCATAAAAAAAATTTTAAATATGTTATGGAAGAATTAGAGCTTTTACCAGGAAATCGTTTAGCATTAGAGGCAGAAGCCGATTTTAATTTTCACATGAAAATTAGGGAAAGTGAAATGAACAAAAATCGTCGCAGTGAAATGTAGTATAGTATTTAAATGTAGCAGGGAAAAATTTACCGTTACATCCAAAATATATATAAGATGCAAAGCATCGATGCAAAGCATCTATTATTATTACATGACACAAACAATATTGTCGAAATTCTTAAATCCCAAATTCTTTACAAAAGCTCAGATATTAAATCTGTGAGAGGTCAGGGCTCATTGAATAGAAGATTAGCCACAGATCCAACAATCTCTTTAAAAGATGAATTCTTTTATGAGCATTACGATGAAGTTGATGGTGTCTATTTTAGGTTGCTGGATGTATCTACTCCGCTGAGGATAGAGTATGGAAACAGCATCATAATTCTATCCAGCACAATATTTAATGACATACCATTCGTTTTCAATACAACAGAGAATTTTGGATTTAATATCTCACATGAAGGTACAATAGGAGAATCACAATTCAGTGGCGATGAGGGAATGACAATATCATCTGTTAAAAATTTTAAATTACTTGAAAACGTAGTATTCGATCCGTATGCAAGCGAGGTGGTGATTTTAAATAATGTTACAATAGCAAAGTATGCTAAATATATCTTTATAAAACAGGGTATTAAAAATAAAGATTTAATTTTTGATTTGTGCCATAAATTAGGAATACCCATCTATACTCTAAATTGAAAATAATTATTGTAATGATTATTTTATATACATGCAAAATGACCACAACCACAAAGAAACATGCAAACTTTGTTACAGAATCCATCAAAGATAAAATAATTTCTGATGTACCTGGAATAGGTATGGCATCTGGAATAGGATTAACAAAAAAAGGATATGACACACCATATGAACTCTTGGGACAATTTTTATTGCTCAAAAAAAATAAATTTTTATTTAGCGCATGGCTTGATATGGAAAACGTAGGATTAAATAAAAGTAATATTGAAAAATGTGCCAATGCTCTATCTGAGTATTCAGATAATTTTATATAGACCTGTCCAACATAGGTATCTAAAAAAATAAAAATAAAAAAAAATAAATTTTAATAACATTACTGTTATTAAAATTTAAAGACATTTCACCGCTATGGAATTAGTAAACGAACTCGTCTCGTCTCGTACAATACATGTCGTGTATATGATGCAAAGCGCCCTGTGGGCGCAAAGCGTCTAAAAATGTTTTAAAATGCTGTAAGTGTAATTGGAGATATATTCCAAAATTTATCTACTAAATTTAAAAATTCTAAAGGTTTATTTGAAAAACAGGTATTAGTAAATGGCATTGAGATACAATTATTTCTATTAACGTATACTTGACTAAGATTTAGAGTAATTGATGACGCACCGCTTGTAGGATGAATGCACAATCTGGTAGGAACTCTCCAACAGGGAATTGATGATGTTGATTCCTCTAGGACAATATGAACACCATCTGGTCCAACGATATTCTTTGCAGATTTAAAGGTATTAAAAATCTCTGTCCATGTAGATAATGTAACAGTCTTATTTTTTGCAATAAATGTAATGGGTTTACTTTTAAGACATACTGCTGGATCTTGAGTATATGAGTCTGATCCTCTCTTTGCCTGTCCCTGTAGTGATGGACTAACATGAGCTGCAATATCGAAAGTTAGATGCCAAGGAGCCTTTGAATTCATGTGATCTGGGTAAAAGCACGTCTTTGCTGGAACCTCATTTCCAGAGACTACAATAATTGCAGATATAGCAAAGAAGAATGCTAGACCTGTGTTCATTTACTTTAAAATATAATTTTTTAATTAAAAATTAAATGTTACGATTTTATAAACTTGGAGAAAATGCAACCTCTCCTAGCAAGGGATCAGAACTTGCAGCAGGATTTGATCTGTACAGTGCTATGAGCTGTGTCGTTCCAGCACATGATAAAAAATGTGTGTATACAGATATACAAATAGAATTACCAGATGGATGCTATGGTAGAATTGCTCCAAGATCGGGATTGGCAATAAATAATTTTATTAGCATTGGTGCAGGTGTGGTAGATAGAGATTATAGAGGAAACATTGGTGTTATAATATTTAATTTAGGAAATGATGATTTTCATATCTCAGTTGGAGATCGTATAGCACAATTAATTTGTGAAAAAATTTATTACCCGATTTTAGAGGAAACAAAAATTCCTCTAAACGACACAGCACGAGGTGATTCAGGGTTTGGATCAAGCGGTTAATTGTATGTAAAGTGTTAATGATGATTCCACGTCAATGTCAACATCTGTATCTTTTTTATTTGATGCTACAGGTTCAAGAAGAAAATATACATTATTATTTTCTTTTATTGAAACAGGAGGATCGATTTTTGTAATACCAGATGATGATATGGATTTAAGGATGCATAATTCCTTTGTATTATTAAGAATACATTTTAATGAATAATTGTAATTATTATCTGGTAACATGATTCCAATCTTTGATATAGAACATGAATGAGGAAGCATTATTCCAGAGGGGAAAAAGCGAATTGATGTTTCAGTATTTACACCTTGAGAAAACATTAATGTAGTATTAAGTAATTGTTGGGACGTTTCACTACTACTCTTTAATGAGAATGTACGTTTAACAAAACCAACTGTTGCTACATCATAATCATTTGGAGGATCATATGGATCATCTAGATTTAAATTTGGTTTATTGGTTGTTGTCTTTGGAATTTCTAACTGCATCAATCGATCATTATGTAAAGATCTGATACTTCGTCCAGTAGTCATGTTATTTATTATGAATTATTTCTGGAGATGATTTTTTAAGAAATTATTTAGGCGTCGATTAATAAATGAAAGTATTAGTAGGTTTTGTTATGTTTATATTAGTTGCAATAGCTGGTTGGGTTTTATTGAGAAAACGTGATACAAAAGAATCATTTATGCCATCTTTAACATATAAAGTTGATAAAGTTTATGATAAAGATAATCCTACAGGAGCTCTTACAGGAGCTCCTACAGGAAATAATTATGTTTCTGTTCCTGGACAATTTCAAAGTATTATACCTCCAAGATTTGGAATGTTAAATGGAGCTGTTGTATCATTGCCAACCAAAAATGATAATCGTATAGAATCTTTTGATAAAAATTCAATGGCTTTTGATCCAGATTCACCATTACAACAAGGAATATTGGATTCAGAGGGAAATATCATTCAACCTGTAGTATACGATAGAATAATGTATGCAAACAGACGAAGTAAATTATTAGAAGGTTCTGATTTTATACGTGGAGATCTTCCAATTTTCCCTCAAAATTTGGGATGGTTTTCTCCTAGTGTACAGCCTCATATTGACCTAAGACGTGGAATTGTGGATAGCTATGATAAAGATACTTCAGATCAATTGCAAAAATTACAAATGGTAAGTAAAGGTAAATTAGGAAAAGCATTTGAGGGAGAAATGGTAAAACCAAATACCTTAATGCCCTCATACGGAACATTTATCGATCCATCTGTAGGAGATGTAGAAATTGTAAATTTCGTATAATGCAATGGACCAATATCAGATAAAATTGAGATTGTCAAACAGGTTCATGCAGGTCTAAACAAAGATAAACAATATGACTGACCTTAAACAAGTATGTTATAAACGTATCAAAGACTCTTTCTATTATGGTTTGTTTGGAGATTTTAAATTAGTTATCGATAAGAATACTGGTTGCTTTAATGCTACAAAATTATGTGAGGCGACCGGCAAACGGTTTAGGGATTGGGCAAGACTCCAACACTCAAAGACACTAATTGACTTTTATGAAATAAGGCTTCAAAACAATGATACATCAAATAAATATATTACTGGCCAATATATCTGTAAAGAATTATTTCTTGCTCTTGCAATTTGGATTAGTGTCGAGTTTTATGATAAATGCTCAAAGATAGTAAACGATTATCTTATCAAAGAAAATCCAAATATTAAGACCATTGAAGATAGTATGTTACAACTTAAGATTGAAAATGAGGAAAAAGAAGCAACTATAAGTCAACAAAAAGATAAAATAGATGAACTATTGGAACTTGTAAAATCAGAACGCAAACAAGCTGATAAAGAACGTAAACAAGCAGCTGAACGTCATAATGAACTCCTAAATGAGATTGAGAATCTTCAGGTCAATGTTGAAGACGTACAATCTCGACTTGATACAGCAACTGATGATAGAGTCCCAAAAACAACTCTGAATAGTATTCAGGAAAGATTCATTCTTCTTAAGAAAAACATTCCTAACGGTGGATATTATTGTATAAGAGGACAAAATGGTTATGTTAATCGTAAACTTAAATTACCATATGATGCGTAGCATCTAAATATATCCTAGAGCTAATATAATTTTGGATCTAACGTGTCAGCCCAATCCTCGTAATCTATTTCTAAGATTTAAAGAACTAAATGATGATCGCTTTACAATTAGAGGCAATAACATAACCACAACATCCGAAAGGGTACTGATAAATGTATTGAAGCGGTTAAATGATGAAAAGAAGAACATTTAAATTTTAAAAGTCTTATGATTTTTAAAATTTAGAAAATGGGCCAGACTCCAACACTCAAAAGCACTAATTGACTTTATACAAAAGATGCCGACCAGATCTGGTCGGCATCTTTTATGAAATTAAAGGTAGGCGCCAGAATTCTGGCGCCTACCTTATTGTAAAGAGTTATTTCTTGCTCTTGAAACCTGGATTAGTGTTGAATTTAGGATAAATGTTCAATGTAATTAATAAATGGATATCTGGGACATTGCAACACATAATCAAAAAGAATTATTATCAGATTTTTATAAAAATTTAATCGGGTCACCACCAACTCCAACTCCAACGACGAGTTCTGAAAAACCAACTATTTCGGAACCAGAGCATTTTGAACAACTTGTAAATATGATAAGATCAGGGCTTCTCATTTCTGATTTAACCAACAAGGAAAAAAAAATTTTAAAATCGGGATTAGGAAAGGAATGGAAAACTATATTACAATTGTAAATGAATGTATTGTAAATAAATGTTTATATTAGTTATTTGCGTTATCGTTGGAACTTTTTTTATAATACACAACACTATTTCCAAATCTGTTATACTGACTACATATTCAAAATTACCTCAATTGCCAGTACATATCATATTATATGAAGATAATATGGTTATTCGTAACATTACAAATATTCTTTCCCAAAACTATAAATGTAAAATGATATCTCTTGTTACAAATAAAAAAAAACATCAATTACAATGGTTACTTCAACAGACGTGTAAACCTATTACAATAGGTGGATTATCAGGTTTTCTTGATGAAAGAGACGCCTCTATACAAATTTTATTTTTATTACAGAAACCCAATAATGAAATATTACAACCTTCTGCGAATGAATTATTAAATGTTTTTAATATTTGTAATTCATCGTCTTCAAACCGCATCAATAATTTTAGAAATATGATAATTTTTAAAAATACAATTCCGTTAGATTTTATACAAATTTATACAAATAAATTATTATGAATACAACTGTTACAACTTTCGTTATTGCACTAGGAGTATTGATATCTGGTATAAGTTTTTGGTTATGGTTTAAAATTAAAAATGATAGTGACAAAGTAACATTTGCATCACCAATCTCATCACAAGTACGATTTTCTGATCATTTACAATCAGAAAGAGAAGATAACCTACAATACTCTATATCTCCCAAGTCCGCAATATCACATGATTGTTCTGATATAGATGCAAACGATGCATTTGAAATCTACAATACAAAATCTTCAACAAATAGTACCATTCAGTATATTAAATAATTGAACAAATATTTCAATCCACACAAGAGTTAATCAATAAGATTAATGCAAAGATAATTATGTTTCCCATAAGATGCTTTAGTTGTGGAAAAATATTACGAGATATAAAACATGTTCAAACTTTAAATCCTAAAGAACGAATACAATTTTTTAAAAAAAATAATATTACAAAAACATGTTGTAAGATGAGATATCTTACCTCGGTAGACATATTTTCAGTAGAATTGGAATTTTCTGAAACACAACAGTGAACGTAGCAGTGAAACGTAACAGAGTAGCAGAGTAACAGTGAACAAAATTTTAATAACAAATTTGTTATTAAAATTTAATTTTTTTAAGATGCTTTATTCTAATGCGTAAAAATTAATGGTTAAATAATTATATTTAATTTTTTCAGCTTCTTGTTCAATTAATGGAATAACACTGTAATCATAATCTCCTATTTGCTTCAAATGATCATCTATTGATGCAATAATTCCGTTATAATAAGCATCTTCATCTAATTCCTGTAATTCTTCTCCGTAATCGAATTCTTTTTCTTCTACATCATCATATTCGTCGTCATGCACAACATCATTATCAAAATCAATAAGATCATCATCTTTTGGGCTAGGCACCTTGATCTCTTCCTCTATCTCTGGAATATCTTTTAATTCTTCCTCTGTAAGTATTTGTACTTTAGCATCCTCTTTTGCTATTTGTTGATATCTTTTAGTTATACAACTGACAGCAGCATGAACATGTGAATCATTAATTTTAACTGTTTTATCAAAATTGTACAATGATGCAATACAACTTAAAATTGCAGAAATAATATTTTGTGTATTTTTTTTATTTTTTGCAATTGGGTATAAAATATTAGATGGTTTCATGTTGATAGAAAATAATTTCCATTGTTGATAAATAATTGCATATTTTAATATTTGTAATGGTATATATCCATTCTCCAACCCTGGTATATAATTTTGTAATGATACCATTTCGGATATGGATAAAAATATTTTATAAAAAATTTTTAATAAAAATTTAAACAATATCGTAATTGTATCATCATTTATTGCATATGATGTAGGTTCTATTGCAATTCTGAAAAATGATAGAATCATTGGTTTGAAAAAGAAAAGATCTTTGGGCTCAATATCTAATTCAGCATGGCAGTCTGGGAAAAATTTATTTAGTACTCGTTTAACAAATTTATTATTTAATACATAAGGTCGATTATTTGTCTTGCACCAAATTTGTACTATTTTTATAGTTTTACAAACGATAGAGCATTTATCACCAAACATCATTTTGAGAAATTCATCATGTTCGATAAAAGAAGTTAGTTCTGTTTTCATTAACAAAGAATTGTCTAGTATCATTCTTTGTCTGTTATCGGATACCATTTGCTTGATGAACCATTCATCACTACCTCTAATATTTAATTTATGATTATTTGTAGCAAAAAGTATATCTTTAAAATAAGGAATTGAAAATTTAATATGTAGACTTTTAAAGAATAATTTTCGTTTTTCTTCGTTGTAGGTTTTTTCTCGCAGATCATCTAAAAGTTCTTCTGCCTTTTTCGGAATATAAAATTTTCTATGTTGTTGACTGTAAATTAAATCATAAGATTGTGTTATAGTAATATTTGGTATTAATTGCGACAATGAAAAAATTAAATAATGGGTAACAGATGGAAATGATAATTTTTGTGATTCTGTTACATTCATTTCAAAACTTGTACTAACATTCATTGGAGACAGGTAATCAAATTGTGCTACATGTTCAAGTTTCGTATTATGAAATTTTATAATTGGATCTGTTATATATGGATATATCCATCCAAATTGTTCTGTTTCACTGTTTTTTTTCTTTTTCGATGTTTTACTGAGACGCTCTAGAGGAGGTGGAAACGCATTGTTCAAGTTTGGTTCTTGAAATTTTTGAATAGTAGATGGTATAGCTACAGGATCATTTTCATAATAATTAATTTCGTCCAATGTTGGAAGATAATATTGTTTAATATATTGTGTTATTTTTGTACTCACACGTTCTCCAAGTCCAGAATTTTCATATAACCTTTTAACACGCATTCTTAATTCATTAATTTCTGCCAGTGATACAAGTTCCAATTGTTCATCTATAATATGTTTCCAATTTTGTATTGGTGTAGTGGTTTTAATTTCGAGAACATTTTCCATAAATAATACAAGAGATTGAGCATGTATACGATCATCTAGTTTGTTTCTAGTTTCTCTTATTTTAGTTTTTCTGATATATCGTACAAGTTGTACAGGATCCATAATTATAGAATTACGGGATTGCTGCAATGCAGATGCAGTCACTTTATCCAAAACCAAAATTTTCTGTTTTCCATATTTTTTAATCAATTCGGAAACGATTCCAATAAATCCTTTAGATTTGCCTATATTAATATATGATTCTAAATTTTCATATTGCAATGCATATTTTAAACCATGTTCACAAATATAAATATCATAATATAAATCTGTTAAATCTTGTTCAGGTGGTTTTTCTTTCAAAAGTCTAGATCTATGATGCATTAACCACTTACCCCAAAGGTTAGATCCGGTATAATTATTTTTTTTATTTCCAATTCCTAACATATTATTATTAGATAAATACCATAAATGCATATCTGCTGTATCGATTAATGTTTTTTTAAAAACATGATCCTGTTCCAGTTTAGCAGCAAGTGATCTATTTATTGCATATGATATTGTTTCGTGCTCAACATCATTAAATGCCTCTAAAAAATATTTTTTGACTTGGAGAGGATTGATATTTTCTAAAGCAGTTTTTCGGGTATTTTTGGGAAATAGATTCGAATAAACATAATTATCTATGCTTTTCCATCTTTTATCATCTATTAACATGACATAGTTATAATCATTTCTCAAAGCACCAAATGGTTTATCGGAAGGATGATTAATAAAAATTTCCGAGTCGGACGCTTCACTGCTACGCTCTCCTATTTGAAGTTGTTTGCTTGAAAATTTTTTAGACGTTTCACTGCTGCTGCGCTTTTCCTCGGGAGAAGGAGTAGTAGTACATTTAAATTTATTACAAAAATAATTATCGTAAAAATCATTAATTGTTAAAATAAGTTCTGCTGGTATTGGCATTTTAAAATCTTCGAGATAGAGTGGATTAGTATTCCACTTGTTATAATAATTTAAAAATGGAGCTGATATTTTCCAATCAGGAAATTTCATATCCATTTCAGCTATTATTTGTGTTAAATAAAATTTACCATACGCAAACATTCTTAAATTGATATTTATTCTATACATTGTACAAATTGTACAAATATAGAATAATTAAATAGCAACAATATGACAAGTTACAATACACTTCAAAAAGAAATCATATCTTCCGGCCTTTCTACATTCAAGTTCTTTAGGAAATTTAACAACAAAACCTCCCAAGGAAGCGCTGGAATATTAATTCAAAAAAAAGAATCCAAATCCTCACACGAAAATGTAGAATTAGTCGATGCAAAAGATTTTCTCGTGTTACAACAAATAATTTCAAAAAAAATTATTTATAAAATTGGATTAGAAACACCTTTTTTAGTACAACATGAATTTACGATTGCAAAACATCTTGAGACCATTAATAAATTTTTACCAAATTTTATGAGATGCTATGATATTATATATAATATTCCTATGGATATGAAAAAAAAAAATCCATTTGTAAATCCAGATTTAACATCATCAGATAACGAATTTAATGATGTTATTTTATTGGAACATTGTAATCATATAGAAACATTAGATAATATTATCAAAAGATATTTAAAAAAAAAAAATCAGTTATTGGCTGACCAAATTAATTCATGTATAAACCAATTATCAATTGCAATATTAATTGCACAATATGAAATAGGATTTGTTCATAATGATCTACATTTTGATAATATTCTTTTGTGTACATGTCCTAAAAATACAAAATTACTTTATAAATTTAATGCTGTTGGTGATTCAAAGGTATCATATGCACTATTACCAACGTTTGGGATATTTCCACAAATTATTGATTACGGATTTTCATATACCCATAATAGAAATTTTCTTTATACAGGAATTCATCATGACAATAAAGGCTATATCAACTTTGAATTCGATCCATACACAGATTTGAAAACAATCCTGTGCAGATTATTGTACTCTGATTATAATTTTGGATCAAATCAACTTTTATCAAAATTTTCTGATTTAATGGATAAAAATTTCTTACAAATGCCAATAGATCATGAGACAGGATGGGATAGCAATAACAAACCAAGTATTGGAAACCAATTAATCCGATATACCAGACCCTTTGTTAAAAATAAATTTATTAGAAAATATATTAGTGAGATATTAGATATGATAAATTCATTAGTTATACTACCTTTACAATCAAAATCATATTGTGATATGGATATTCATATTGCAACATTCTGTGATGCATGGGACAGCATAGAAGAATGGATATCATCTACAAATGAAAAAAAGTATATACTGAAAAATTTAATCTCTGGAATTCGTAATAATTTAATATCAGATACAAATTCTAAAAATTTATTAGAAAATATTAAATTATCATCTAATCCATCGTGGGCTGCAATTTCTACAAAAACAATAGAAACACTTTATTTAAGCATTATACAAATCTCTGAATGTATCGAAGGATTTGAGTACGAACGCAGCACTATCTCAATAAGCAGGAAAATAAACGAATACAAGAAACTATCCAATTATAAAAATAGTATTGATATTTATAAAACATTTATAGAGCCATTTGTTTCCAATGATGTTACTGTAGAATATAATGATTATATAATAGTTATGGATGCATGTAATAAAAAAACATTCTCTTGCTTTATACAAGATAATAATTTTATCGATTCTTTAAAATTATTAAATAATGAAGACAAAGCACAATTATTATTTAAATTTTCAGAACAATAGTCCCTAAAGATGCATGGCATCTGTTGAATAAACTGCACCAGAACGGTTACTAAAAATAAATCTTTAGAACTAATTTTTAAATTCTTCTAGAATTTAAAAATTTTAAGTACAAATTATTTTATATAACTGTTTCTGTTGTGCTAAATTTATTTTAGGTGACCGTTTAGGTGATGATTTGCGTTTAGGTGATGATTTGCGTTTAGGTGATGATTTGCGTTTAGGTGATGATTTGCGTTTAGGTGACCGTTTGGGTGATGATTTGCGTTTAGGTGACCGTTTAGGTGATGATTTGCGTTTAGGTGACCGTTTGGGTGATCTTGATTTGCGTTTAGGTGACCGTTTAGGTGATGATTTGCGTTTAGGAGATTTGCGTTTAGGAGATTTGCGTTTAGGATATCTTTTTTCAACAGCATCTTCATATGTTGTGTATTCAACACTTGAGGACCTTGGTCTGCCTCGTCGTCCTCTAGGAGATTTTTTACGTTTGGGATATGATTTGTTAACAGCATCTTCATATGTTGTGTATTCAACACTTGAGGACCTTGGTCTGCCTCGTCCTCTGTGAGATGATTTTCCAATAGCATCGTCATATGAAATGTAATCAACTACAGATTTTGTTGATCGTCCTTGTTCTTTTTGGGGAGGACTATCTATTTCCTCATCATAATCAAAAAAATGAGACATCATCTATCGGCGTTATTTATTTATTTATTGATTTATAATAACTGGTTAACAATGGAATGGGAGTATGTGGTACACTCATTATAGGATATTCTGCATGCCATGGTCTTATTTTTCCATTATCAAATATCCATTGCTGAGGTTGGAAACTTTTTACTACATATATATCCATATCCTCATTACTCAAATAACATTTTTTATGCGTTCCGTAACGCGGTAATTGATAATTCATTTATTTAGAAATTTATTAGATTTTGTTCTTGTTGGTTTTCATATTGTCTTTGTTGTTGTCGTTGTTGTCGTTGTTGTCGTTGTTGGTTTTCATATTGTCTTTGTTGTTCCTTTCTTTGTTGTAATCTTTGTTGTTCTAGTTGTTTTAATCTTTGATATTCTGACATTTGTTGATGTTCTTTCTGTCGTTGTTGTTGTAATCTTTGTTGCATCATTTGGTATTGTTTTTCTTGTTGTCGTTCTTTTAGTTGTTGTTGTTCTCTTTCTCTTTTTAAATACAGTTTGTATTGTAAGTTTTGTTGTTGTTCTCTTTGTTGTTCTATTTGTTGTATCGATGGTATTTGTGGTGGTGGATTTCTATATTGTTGTTGTACATATTGTGGTATTGGTAGTGGTGGTAGTGGTGGTGGTGGTCGTCGTACATTATACAGCTGTGGAGGTGGTACATTATATAGTGGTACATTATGCAGTTGTTGTGTATTATATTGTTGTTGTTCAATGTTTCCTATATCTATTACTACATCATTGTTTGTTTGTTGCCCTCCCTCTTCGAGGCCTCGCCTTGTCTCCACAACTCCTGTGCGAACACGTGCTAGATTTCTTAAATCTGCATGTCCTCCCGAATCATATGATTCCAACAATGTAGAATCTTGTGGCATTTGAGTATATTTATCAAATAATTCATGTATCATAGAATTTGCTAAGAATAATTCTACTTTTTTCCACGGAGAATTAATTTTAAGACTAACTAAATGTTTGGATAGAAATTCTTTCATTGGTTTGCTTTTAGCAAATATAGATAATGCAGATTGAATATCTAAATACATATCATATGTTGGAAATTGTTCAAAATCATCTAAATCTACACGAATAGATGGATATGAATTAAAATTTTTCCAGAATTTATTTACTGTTCCACTATCATCAGAAAGACTTGGCGAGTCAATTTCATATATGTCAATATTTTCTGGAATTAAATTAGAACTGCTTAAATGTTTTCTATCGTTAGATTTTGCAATTTCAGGATAATATTTAGTAGTAAATGGTCTAAATTCTAAACCTTGTTGTGTATGGACTACTTGTGCATTTCTTATACCTAAATTTCCTTTACTATATAAAGTACCTTGAGACATTGCATCTCTAAAATCTGTAAGATATAAGGTAAACCCAAGATTTGGCAAATAATAAATAATTTCATTGATGTTAAAAGCCCAGTGATTTTTTTTGTGATATGAATTGTTAAATTTAATCATTATATTTTTTGCTGTTATATTATTGTGAACAAGTCCAAAATTTTTATGTAATGCATGAATAGCATATAATAGTTGAAATAACGCATTTTTATAAAAAACTTTTTCTTCTTTTACTTTATCGATTGTCGAATCTGCAAGTTCCATTAATGTAAACATATATGGTGAATTTGATAATAATGTACGTCCGCAAAAAATAGTATAATATGAAAATAAAAAATTTGGACATTTCTTTTTTTCTAATAATTCATTTGTCAAATGATTCCAAAGTATTTCTTTTGGGAAATGTTCTTTCTGAGATTCATTATAAACTTCTTTAGAAATTGGTTTTTCCTTCAATGCTATTTCATAAATATTATTTACAACACCTGCATATACATATCCAAAATTTCCTTTTTTAATAATTTCTATATTATTAATATATTTATGAATATTAGATTTTGAAAAACATAATGATGAATCGGTTGATACAACTTCTTTAAAATAATCTGTAATTATATTTTTTTTTTTTATTCTGTAATCAATAGATTCGTCGATTGATTTTTGCACATGAAATGCTTTATTATTTTCGATAAAAGTTCCTGATGATCTAGTAGGCGATAATATTTTTTGTCTTTGTCTTGGTTCTTGAACTTGGATCTGTGGTACCATTTGACCACCAGACCAAGGAGATTCTTGATAATAATTATCATTTGATAACCAATCAAATCCTGGGTTATAGTTATATACTGTGTTATCTTCTCTCTCTCCACTAGATCTCTCTTCACTAGATCTCTCTTCACTAGATCTCTCTTCACTAGATCTCTCTCTAGATCTTCTCTTTCCGAGTCCAAAGTCCATACAAGAAATATTTAATTTTTGTGCTGTAGGTCCATGACGATCTATTTTTTTATTTGTTAACGGATTTGTGATTTTAGTATCTCTAGATTTTTTATTTTTATTCCATTCTTTGCATAGTTCTAAATCCATTTATTCTATAAATACATTGTAGAATAAATTTTATATATTAGTTTATTGGCCAAAAATAATTCTACTCGATCTGTAGGCCAACTATTAAGTATACGAAGATGTAAAATATATTTTATTAAATCTTTTTTTATCTTGGAATCCATTGGCATTCCTTTGTGGTGTCCTGGTTGTGTCATCCTTTTTCCTCCTATAAATGTCAGTAATGTATCTTGTATATCACAATACATACCATATGTAGGAAATTTTTGAAAATTATCAAGATCTACAGTAATACTAGGTTTAGAATCAAATCCTACATAAAAACCATTTCTTGTTAAATTTCCACCACCCCAGAGTTTTTGTGGTTTACTAGAAGTAATACGATATTGTGCATGTCTAGTATCATCTATCATTGGATATTCCAAAGTAGTAAATGGAACAAATGAATCGTTTACTACTTTGGCATATCTCAAACCCAAATTTGTTCCTCCATATTTAGGAGATTGTAATATACTTACACCAAAATCTGTCAATAAAATCACAAATCCTAAATTTGGAACTTTATATGTATTGTTATCAATAACATATTTTCTTGAACCTCCTTTTGGAACATGAGATATTAAAAAATTTTCTAATTTAATATCATTATGATGTAGTCCGTACAGTGTATGAATAATATATAATGAATGCAACATTTGAAAAAGCATATTGTATTGAACATTCATATCCTTTTGCATATCAAGAGTATCTACCAATTCCATGATAGATAAAGAGCATTTGTTTCTTAAAATTCCGTCACATCCTTGACAAAAACCTGTAAAAAAATTATATACAAAATGTGGAGATAATTTTAAATCTAAAATTTCATTTATTAAAAAATTATATCGTATTTCGTCTGGAAATATATTCTTGGACGCATTTTTATATTCTGAACTAGTAATTTTGGCTTCTTTTACAGCAATTTTATAATTACCTAGTGTTGCAGAAAACACTATTCCAAATGATCCACTACCCAGTTTTTCTATATTTTTAAAATTTTTTTTGAACTCTGATTTATCTACACCACTACTCGGACCAATGCATGATAATCCAAATTCATCTTTTAATTTTGATACTTGTCGTTTCAACTTCTCTATATTGGAAAACCGAGTTATATCACTCGGTATTGTTAATGCCATAGGTTTAATATTATTCTCGGATAATGATTTTTTAGGTGATGATTTGCGTTTGGGTGATGATTTTTTAGGTGATGATTTGCGTTTGGGTGATGATTTTTTAGGTGATGATTTGCGTTTGGGTGATGA